GTGGACCAGGTGGTTCTGGTGGTGGAGCAGGAAACACTGACTCGGCCCCTACAGGTTCAGGTGGTACAGCTAGTCCTCCAGGTCAAGGTCATGCTGGTGGTAGCTCACTTCGTAGAGCCGGTGGTGGTGGCGGTGGCGCAGGAGCCGTAGGTTGTAATGCTCCAAGTTCTCCTTCAAGTCCGTCTCCTACAGGAGCTTCAGGAAGAGGTGGTACTGGTGGTGCAGGAGCAACTTCAGGAATTACAGGATCATGCGTCCAAAGAGGCGGCGGTGGAGGTGGTGGAGCACAATACACAGGTACTGTTGCCCCAGGTGGTGCTGGTGGTGGTGGAACAGGTAGTACAGGTCAAGGTGGGTCTTCATCTGCTACGGCAGGTACAGCAAATACAGGTGGTGGTGGAGGTGGTGACCAAGACGGACCTCAAATTGGAAGAGCAGGTGGTAGTGGAATTGTTGTTGTTAGAGGACCAAGTGCTAGAACATTTACTGTTGCTCCTGGAACTAACTCTACAAGTACAGCTCCGGGTGGACAAAAAATTGCAACCTTTACAGTTTCTGGAACATTGACAATAAGTTAATATTATTTTATATTGTCTTTATAAAGACATATGCAATTACAAAATTATTACTATTGGTTTAAAGATGCCATACCTCATCATGTATGTGATGATATTGTGCGTTATGCAAAATCTATTCAAGATCAAATGGCTGTGACTGGTGGTCTTGGTGGTAGAAAATTAAATAAAAAAGAAGTACAAGATTTAAAAAAGAAAAGAGATTCTGATATAGTTTGGTTAAATGAACGTTGGATTTATAATGCAATACATCCTTATATACATCAAGCTAACAAAGATGCTAATTGGAATTTTCAATGGGATTTTTCTGAGTCTTGTCAATTTACAAAATATAAAAAAGGTCAATACTATGATTGGCATTGTGATAGTTGGGATCGACCTTACCATAAACCAGAAGAACCTACTTCACATGGTAAACAAAGAAAATTATCTGTAACTTTATCTTTGTCTGATGATAAAGAATATAAAGGTGGGGAGTTAGAATTTGATTTTAGAAACACAGATCCAGATAAGAAAACAAATACACATGTATTAAAAGAAATAAGATCTAAAGGTTCTTTAGTTGTATTTCCTTCTGATGTATGGCATAGAGTTAAACCGGTCAAAAGTGGTATTAGACATAGTCTAGTAATCTGGAACCTTGGATGGCCATTTAAATAGGAAAGATATGAAAAAGAAAAAGAAAAGAATTAAAAAACCACAACCAATAACCTACCCTAAACAATTAAATATAGAGGAACATTTTAAATGTCCTATATGGTTTGGTGATGCACCAGAATTTGTTGATGAAATAAATAAAGCTTCAGATAGTTATATCGACATAGCTAAAAAAAACATGCAACCCACGATAAATAAACGTAACAAAGCCAATAAAACTAAAGGCGATCTTGGTAGTGTTTATCATTCAACAACTTTAATGGGTGATCCTAAATTTAAAATACTAACAGATTATATAGGTGCAACGTGTCATAATTTATTAGTAGAAATGGGTTTTGATTTAAAAGGTCATCAAGTATTTACAACAGAAATGTGGGTACAAGAATTTGCTAAAAGTGGAGGTGGTCATCATACATTACATACACATTGGAATGGTCATATATCTGGTTTTTATTTTTTAAAAGCTAGTGATAAAACATCACTACCATTGTTTGAAGATCCGAGACCAGGTAATCTTATGAATCTTTTACCTGAATTAGATAAAACAAAAGTAACTTATGCAAGTTCAATGGTTCATTATAAAGTACAACCAGGTCGAATGATATTCTTTCCGTCTTACATGCCTCATCAATACATAGTTGATTTAGGTATAGAGCCGTTTAGATTTATACATTGGAACTGCCAAGCAATACCAAAAGGAGTATTAAATGTCGTTTAAAAAAAATAAATATAAAGTATTAAAAGCAGCAATATCACCTGAGTTATCAGAGTTTGTTTATACTTATTTTTTAAACAAAAGAACAACTGCAAGATTTTTATTTGATCAAAAATATTTGTCACCATTTAACACAGAGTATGGTGTATGGAATGATGAGCAAGTTCCTAATACTTATTCGCACTATGGTGATTTAGTTATGGAAACTTTACTTGGTCAATTAAATGATAAAATGAATAAAGAAACTGGACTAAAGTTAAGTCCTACTTATTCCTATGCAAGAATTTATAAAAAAGGAGATATCCTAGCAAGACATAAAGATAGATATTCATGTGAAGTATCTACTACGTTAAACTTAGGTGGAGACTCGTGGCCTATATATTTAGACCCAACAGGAAAACAAGGACAAGCTGGAGTTAAAGTTAATCTTGAGCCAGGTGATATGTTAATTTATTCTGGTTGTGATCTTGAACATTGGCGAGAACCTTTTGAAGGTAAAGATTGTGCACAAGTATTTTTACATTATAATAATTTAAAAGGTAAAGATGCTAAACAAAATTTATACGACAAACGTCCTATGCTAGGTTTACCTGCATATTTTAAAGGCTTTACAATACCTAAAAAATAGTATATACAATAAGCTTGCGGAGGGATGATCCACCACAGATTCCCTCTGCTTTAAAACCTATTGAAATCACTCACAATCTGATATAGTACCTAGTAAACAGGATTTTATATGCTACAAAAAATAGCCTTTTTACCAGGATTTAATAAACAAATTACTCCAACAGGTGCCGAAGGACAATGGACCGGCGGAGAAAATGTTAGATTTAGATATCAATCACCAGAAAAAATAGGAGGTTGGAATCAACTAGGAGCTGATAAATTAACAGGTGTTGCTAGAAAACAACATCATTTAGTAAGTACAGCGTCTGTTAATTATTCTGCTATAGGAACTAATAGAATTTTGTATGTTTATTCTGGTGGTATTTTTTATGACATACATCCTATTAAATCTACTTTTGCAGGAGCTACGATTACTACAACTAATGGGTCTCCTACAGTTACTTTTACAATAAGTTCTACATCAGGCATGTTGGCCGGTGATATTATTTTTATTAGTGGAGCAAGTACCACGGTTCCCGGAACAACTAATTTTACAGCAGATAATTTTAACAATAAAAGATTTATGATTACTACTGTTGATAGTAGTACGACTCTTAGTGTAACAATGGGATCTAATGAAACAGGTGCCGGTGGTACTGGAGGTAGCACAACTGTTAACTTTTATTATCCAGTTGGACCCGCAGAACAATTAGGAGCTTTTGGTTGGGGTATATCACAATTTGGTGGAACTATTTCTGGACCAACTCCAACAGGAATTACATTAGATGGAGCTTTAGCTAACGATGCTAATGGTAATAATGGAAATGCTACAACTATTACTTTAAGTTCTATAACAGGTTTACCTAGTTCAGGAACTAATTATATTTTAGTAGGAGCAGAAGAAATTTCTTATACTGGAGTAGATGTTGCTAATAAATTTATTACAGGAATTACAAGAGCAGCAAGAGGTTCTACAAGAGCATCACATGGAGCTACTGCAACAATTACTAATACATCATCTTATACAGGTTGGGGATCACCAGCTTCTAACACAGACTCGATTACAGATCCTGGTCTATGGTCCTTGGATAATTTAGGAAGTAAACTTATAGCCTTAATACATAATGGTGAATGTTTTGAATGGGATGCAGACGCATTAAATGCTACAAATAACAGAGCAACTATTATTGCTAATGCACCAACCGCATCACGTGACATGTTAGTATCAACTCCTGACCGACACTTAGTATTTTTTGGCACTGAAACTACAATAGGTAGTAAAGGCACACAAGATGATATGTTTATTCGTTTCTCAGATCAAGAAAATATAAATTCGTATACACCAACAGCAATCAATAGCGCGGGTTCACAAAGACTGGCTGATGGATCACGGATCATGGGTGCACAGTTAGGTAGAAATGCTTTGTATGTATGGACAGATACAGCTATGTTTACTATGAGATTTGTTGGAACTCCATTTACGTTTGCTTTTGAACAAGTCGGTACAAACTGTGGATTAATAGGACAGAATGCAGCTGTAGAAGTTGATGGTGCTGCTTACTGGATGTCAACCAATGGTTTCTTTAGATATACTGGACGACTAGAATCTATGCAATGTTTAGTAGAAGATTTTGTTTTTGAAGATATTAATGAATCCTCTAATCAATTAATTAATGCAGGTATTAATAATTTATTTGGTGAAATTAATTGGTGGTACTGCACCAATACTTCTAATGTAGTCGATAGATGCGTTACATATAATTATTTAGATTCCACACAACAACGTCAAATTTGGACCGTTAATACTAGTGCTTTATTTAAAAGAACTACTTGGGAAGATTCTTCTGTATTTGGTTTACCTCATGGCACAGCTTACAATGCAGATGATGATGTTTCTTATGATGTAATTGGCAATACAGATGGAACAACTATATATTATGAACACGAAACTGGTAATAATCAAATAGGAACTGCTGGCACTGTTGCTATTCCAGCAAACATTACTTCAGGTGATTTTGACATTACACAAGATCAAAGAGAAGGAATTACTTTTAGAGGAGATGGTCAATACATGATGAGAATTAGTAGATTTATTCCTGACTTTATTGAACAGGCAGGTAATACTATTGTACAATTAGATTTAAGAGATTATCCTAATGATTCTGCAGCTAGTTCATCTCTAGGACCCTTTACTATTACATCTACAACTGATAAAGTAGACACTAGAGCTAGAGCTAGAGCTGTAGCACTTACTATTTCTAATACAGGACTTAATGAAAATTGGAAGATGGGTACATTTAGATTAGATGTCCACGCAGGAGGAAGACGATAATGATAGATAAAAGATTAATGTATGCACAAGGTCAAAGAGTTAGATTTCAAGGTGGTGGAATGGACATGGGTAATCAATCTAATCAAGATCAAAGTGCTTCTATGGGGGGTGGAAATAATAACAATGATAAAGGTAGTGATAGACCAGAAACTACAAGACATAATCCTCACACAGATTCAGGAACTTCAAAAACATCTACAGTTACTGGTAAGGAAATGGAATCTGCTGCTAGAGATTTTGTACAAACTTTAAATCACAACAATGCAATTGAAGCAGCAAAAACAGGGACAAAATTTAGTCCTTATACTGGAGGAGCTAGTTTTGCACCTACAAAAAAAGGTTTTAATTGGAAAAGCGCTTTATTTAATGTTGGTCTTATGGCTCTTAGCCCTCCACTAGCAGCTAAATATGGTAAAGCAAAATCTTTACATAACGCTGCAAAATTTGCAGGAAAATTAGCCAACGATCTGGGTATCACTAATACAAATGTAGTAGAATCTTTTACAGATAATGTAAAAGGTTTTACAGATAATGCAAAAAATAATTTTACAGGGTTTAGTACTACCGGAACAAAAGGACCTAAAGATCCACCAGAAAAAGGTGGTGATGGTGACAATCAACAAAACGCTTTGTTATCTGAGTATTTATTATTACTACAAAGAATGGAAAAAGGTTTGTTAAGTGCTGAAGAACAAGGAAGATTTAATAATTTAAAATCAAGACTTGGTAAAGCTGAAGGTGGGATTATGAATGTTAACATGAACAAAGGTCAATTAGGAGAAACATTACATGGCTAAAATTGTACAATCATTAACAAGAGCATCTAGAGAATATGATGAAGCAGTATCTGCTAACCAAGTTAGAGATTTGGATGCTGTTATTGAAAAATTAAATACAACGTTTCAACAAGAAATTAAACAGGAGATAGAAGCTTTTAACTTCTTTTTATTTTAATGGCTATACAGAATCAATACGAATTTTTTGGTGTAACAGGACAAGATTTAAGCACACCGCAAACTATGTTTGGCACATCAGGTAGCGTGCAATTACCTTTAGTTAGTGAAACTTACATTCTTAAATCTTTAACAGTTGTATCTACTGGAACACCTATTATTACTATAACAAATAATTCAATAACAGTTATTAAAACAGTAGCTTTAACAGCTAATGTAAGTCAAGAATTATTAACACAACCTTTAATCGTTGAAGGATCAACAACATTAACGGTAGGTGCTAGTAGTGCTAGTGCTACAGATGTAGGCATTAGCTTTTTAAATATCAAAAAATCAACAGTGGATTAATATGAATGAAATACCAGTACTAGAGCCGACAGAAGTAATTACAACGTATAGAAACAAAGCAACAGGTGAGATTTTTAAAGAGAGAAAAGACTGGGAAGCTAAAGGCTATAAGAATGAAGACATGGCTCAAGACGTCAAAGTAATCATGCCAAGTCTTGATTTCTCTGGAAAAAACGGATAAGGTAAGAAACCCAAGGTTAAATTATGATGAATTTTCAAGACAAGCTACAAACTAACGCTCCTTCTATTAGATACGAAGGAGACATACGTCCTGAACAAGCTCAGCTTAGACAACAACAAGCTCAAGCTATGCAGCAAATGCAACAACAAGCTATGATGCAACAACCACAAGGTAGAATGCCAGCGGGTAGAATGCCTCCTATGGCTATGGGTGGTTCTATAACAGGTCCAACTATTCAAGGTCAAAATGGAATTGCAGGATTAAATATGCCTGGTTATGCTTATGGTGGTATCACGGGTCAAGATGGTAGAAAACAATATGGAATCGGTTCATGGTTCCAAGAAAAAATTATGGATCCTATTAAAAAGAATCCTGTTGCTGCTGCAACTATAGCAGCTTTAGGTGTTAATCAATTTGGTATTCCAGGTACAGGTGGAAAGGGAGTAGCTG